TATTAGTATTTATAGAAAGATCTTCTAGTAATTTCATGAGATCATCAGTACCCATAGAGTCCAAAGACGAATCAAATACTTCATCAAGAATAAGAAGATTACAATTAGCACTGTTCTTTATCTTTGCAATCTCTCTCCATGATAGAATTAAAGCAAGATCAATCCGGAGCTTTTCACCCTCACTGAAGCTCATGTAACTAAACGTGTCTCTATGACGACTCTTGATAGTTTCATTAAACTCTTCATCCAATGTAAAGTTAGCAAAGAAATTCATTGATGCAAGATACTTGTTAATCAATTTATTGATGATTGGTAAATAATACTTAATGATCTTCGACTTGATTCCTGCGTCCTTAAGTAGATCATGGACAATATCGTAATTATATTTCTGATTAAGAACCGCTTCCTTCTCACCCAAAGATTCTTCTTTGTTTTGTAAGAATTCGTGCAACTTCAATTTTTCATCATCAATATTACCTCTATTATTTTCTAGATCATTTATCTCTTGCTCAATATACTGAATCTGAGAATATAAAGACTTTATCGTACTTTCTTGTTCGACAATCTTCTTCTCCTGTTTTTGAATATCAGCCTCTACATCTTCAATAGAATTTATTTTGGCGAGAGTATCTTGTATGAGTACTACAACACCTTCTAACCTCTCCTCCAGAGTTATCTTTTCTATTGCTCGTTGATCAAGAATACTCTGTCTGAAATCCTCATCAATATCCTGCTTACAAGAAGGACAACTTGTATTGGAAGTATAGAAAACAATATCTTTATGCAGGCGCTTTATATCACCCTCAAGTGTACTTTCAGTCTTCTCTACATTTTTCAAACTAACAAGAAACTGATCCTTCTCTGGGTTTTCATCTCGAAGATTATTAATATGATCTGTAATCTTACTTATACTATTCTTCGTAGACGTGCCCTCTTCGATCAGAGATTTTACCTTGGTCTTATTCTTATCAATTCGTTCTTGGCTCTTCATCTCCAGTGTATTGACATGACTTTCCTGTAGGGTTATCTTTTCGTTTGAAATATCAATCTTATTCTGAATGATATTCAAATTCTCTTTGAGTTCAGACACTTTGGACTTAAGAAGTCCGTTCATTACACTGAATATCTTGATATCAAGAATATCCTCAATAACTTCACGTCTATCTGCCGGAGTAAGTTGCATAAACGGGACAAAGGAAGATGAACCCAAGATTACAATTTGAGTAAATGACTTATAGTTCATCCTTAAGATCTGCTCTTCTAGAAGTCTTTGATAGTCCTTCGCTTTTGCATTCTGTGGTAATAGATTCCCATCCTTGTAAATCTCAAAAACTTTTGGTTGCAAACCACGAACTACTCTATATCCATGTTTAGGGGTAGAGAACTCAACCTCAACCACACAGTCTTTTTGATTTACTGTATTTACTAACTGTGGTATATTGACCTTACGAAATGGTTTACCAAACAAACCAAACGTAATAGCATCGAGAAGAGCAAATGATTTTCCATGACCATTTCTTCCTGACACCAATACAGTGTTGTGCTTATCTAGTGATATATCTGTAAACACATTACCAAAAGAACCAAAGTTTTTAAATCTTACATTCTTAAATGTTAACATATTATTCCCAGCTACTCAGACCTTCCATGTACAAGTCCCGAATAAGTTGTTTGATTTCCGATTTATCTTTGATCTCTTCGTCAGAATCAATTTCATCATTTATGATTGTAAGAGTATCTTTTGCCATGTCAATATCTGATTCTTCAATTGTAAAATCAGACATATCCTCTACCACAGTAATATCAACTACCCCATGTTTATACAGCGTATCAAGAAAGGCATCAAAAAGTTTTCTCTTAGTTTTATTTTTTATGATGACCTTCACATAGCAATCTGCATACTTCTTAAAATCCAAATTAACAAGAATCTCAGGATTTTCATCATCATATTCTATGTGGTAGAATTTTCGTCGTTTATTTTCTATGAACTCAAGTTCTCGGGTTTCAGTATCAAGAACATGAAATCCTTTTTTGTCATATAAGTCACTGAATGTTATCTGATACTGGGTACCGAGGTAGTGTATATTTTTATTGGTGCTTTTACTGTGGAAGTGACCAGACATAACCATTTCAAATCTCTGAAGCATTGCATCTGACATACCACCACGAAACTTCACTCCACGCAAAACCTCATACCCACTCAATTCAAAGTGACCACCAATAATCGGACAACTACAATTAGAAAGAAATTCGTTACACTCATCCATCATATCGGGAGACATCCATGGAACAAGACCAATACAAAGACCATCAAATTCTACTGCGGTGGGTTTTTCATATAGATGGAAATAATCATTCTTTCCAGAAAATAATTCTTTAATAGAATTTACTTCATTTGTGTTTTTATAGAATGTATCATGATTACCTAAGATACAATGTACATGCAACTTATCAGACTCAAGATGTTCGAAAAATCGTTTACGAACTTCCCTCAAAGTATTAAAATTGACATACTTCCGACGATCCATAAGATCACCAAGATGTATTATTTGATCTATATTATTTTCTTTGCAGTATGGAAAGAACTGCTCCTCAAAAAAGTCCAGAAAGTAATTTAGAAAAATAGAAGAATCGTTTCTTGCACCAAAATGAGTATCATTAAGAATTGCAATCTTCATTCAAATGGTCCTGTATTCCCTCTTTTAGCTTTACTCTTTGGAGTAAGTCTTGATACATCATCCTCTGATAAATTAAAGTGTTCTCTCATAGCAATCTTAACATTATCCTTTTCAAAATAATTCTCTTTGAACCAAGATCCCATGCTCCCATCATCTTTCTGTTCAGCCAATTTAAATTTGATATAGTTCTGCTTCTTTTCTTTTTCTATCCTTCTAAGAAAGGCATAATATATTATCTGGGTAAAGTATGAAAATGGATTCTTTGATTTTTCTGGATCAAAGTTATGTGCGTACATGAGACAATTCTCTATAGAATCATTAATCATTTCATCCTTATATGCATAATTTGTAAAATTGGGTTTCTGTGCAAGATGTTCTGCTATCTGTATAAAACACGTCCCAATATAATTTGATATTGGTGGTCGTGATTCATCTCCCTGTGCTTCAGCTTCTGTTATCTGATCTTTCCACTCGCACATTGCTTGGAAAAATTCTTTATTATCAATATAGTGATTTGATTTGCTTACTTTTTTCTTCATAATATACAGTATAATCGCTTTCTTTTGCAATACAATATGTTTTTTAAATTTTTATCTTGACAACTTCTAGTTTACCCTTACAATACCCGTGTAGGGTGAGAAAAGGATAATATAAAGTTACTTAGAGGTACTCATCATCATTGGGGTTTGGGTTCCAATCAGTCCACCGATTACCATAATTTGGATCGTCTTTATTTTGATCGCCGGTATATTTGTGCTCATTTACTTCTTCATAAAAATCATCAACATCATCGTCGTCGTCGTCGTCACCAATAAAATCTTCGAAGATACCTTGTTCCAATAATTCCTTTACCATATCAGGAGGAATCATCATATGCATAAAGAATGAATTGTTTTTATTTATTGGATTATCAGTATCTTTATCTAAATTATTTTCTAATGAATTTAGAGCTTCTAGCAGACTGTCCATGTCTAGTGGTGATGTTGGGTTTGGTTTTTTATTTTTAGGTTTTTGAGCAAATTCATCTTGTTTTATATTTCTTTCTATATCATATAATCTAGTAACATTTGATGTTGGTCTAAGCCAACTAATAATAAAATTTTCAGGAATACTAATTATATTTTCTGAAGTATTTGATAACCAATCTTTGAGATATGTAATTTCCTTTGAGTGACCAAACATGTCGCTTCTAGAAGTTGTTTGAAATATCATTGGATTATCGAGAATTATTTTACCCCTATCCTTACCTTTTATTTTTGCAATAATTTCTTCGCCACTTTGAAGTTTAAGAACACGGTATGATGAATTCATTGGATCTCCTTTTACAGACTAATTGGAATCAATTCATAATCAAACTGCTCATTAGTATATATTTTGATTCTTTCATCCAAATGTCGTAATGTATGATTTTTGTATTTTTTATGTGATAAATTATCTGATATGTCGTAGAGCTTTACACTGTCTTTGCTCTCAGAGCGTCTGAGACCCCTTCCTATAGACTGGAGTACTCGTACCACAGATTTAGACGGTGAAGTAAAAATAATGTTATTAATATTGCGAATATTAATCCCAGTAGAGCAGGTTCCGTAAGAAGCGACAAGAATAGCTTCCTTTTCTTGATCGACGATTTGTCGGATATTTTCCCTCTGTTCGGCATCAGTTCCTCCGTATATGAAAAATACTTTGTGATTTGGGTATGTTGCTTTAATTAATTCATGCAGAGGCTTTCCATGAAGATCAACGTAATTAAACAACACCAAGGTATTTCCTTTTATTTTACCACACAAATCTGCTATGAACTTGTTTCTTTTCGGGTGTGCAATAATCCACTTCATCTCGTCCATATATGAAGCCCTTTTTATTTCTTGTATTTCAGATGGGCTATATTGTAACATCAAACAATCAATTTGTAAATTAGAAAGAACCTGTCTTTCCATCAATGACTTAGTAGTAGTCACATTATGAACTCTACCAAAGAGACCTTCAATTACAAGTTTATGTACCTGTGTTCCGTCTAGAGTTCCAGTTGTTCCTATTCTTACATCAGCCTCTGTTAGTTTTGTCATCAACGATGTTAATGATTTCGCTTTAAACAGATGACACTCATCACCAAATACTATTTTATACTTTTGGAAAAAATCTTTTGGCATACTATAGATGCTTTGCCATGTTGATATGACTACTTGTTTTTCTGTAACCTTGTCCTGACCAGAAAATATCACATGACAATTATTTTCTACGTTCCAATTTGTACCAGAGTAATCTCTAAAATCATTATACATTTGAGATACTAGACCTGTTGTCGGTACGACGATGAGTATTTTTTCGTCTACATTTAACTGTTCTAGATAATACCTAAGTATTGAATATATTATTAACGATTTACCGCTACCTGTAGGAGAAAGTAGTAGTGTTCTTTTTTTATTGATTGCATGAGCAATTGCATCGATTTGGTAATCATATGGGACAATTTTCTTTCCCCTCGATTCTAGTTGTAAATTACCAACAAACTCAATTACACCATCAAGTGAAATTTGATCCCCATCATCACTTTCGTGTTCTATTATATATTTTCTATCATCTGCAAACTTTATTAAATAGTCAAGGAGACCAACATACAATTTGCGAGAGTATAAATTAAATAGTCGAATTTTACCATCCCACTTTTTATTTTTATACGCAGGAGTAAATTCATAATTTGGTACATAGAATGTAAAAAATAAATTAAGTTCTTTTGCAATAGAGTCATTGCATTCAATTTTGAAGTCAACTGAATCAATTTTGTTTACAACTATATCGCTCATACCAGTATTTATATGGTATTACACACCCTGTGTGAACTTAATCCAGTCTAGTGCGGCTCTTATGTTCCATTGTCTATTCGATATAATTTTTATAACTTGTTCTAGGTATTCAACAATCTCTTGTTGTATTGTTATTTTTGCATGAATTTTTATTATATCATCATCAGCTTCTATGAATCTATCAACATCTGTTTTTAGTATAGTTAAATCAAACGGTTCCCACTTATGGAAACGTAGCTGCTCTTCTGACATTTTACCTGTATAATATAACCATTTGTTTTTTCTTTTTATCTTTCTCTCAGACAATAATTGCTCCAACTTTAACTTTTCCTGACTATGCATAATCAAGTATTTATTGTGTAACTGTGGAGTTTTGAGAGATTCTGTATCTAATTCTGTTTTGTCAAGTTCTAAATCTTGTTGTACCATCTCATAGAGTTCAGCCAGATTCATTAACGTCCTCAATAATATATGATGTAAATGCGAATGTTGCAGTGGCAATTACTGGTTCAGTATCTACAACAACGGATGAAAATTGTATACCACTAATTCCCACAGGGAATATATCTTTAATTGTAACGACCTTTATTGTATTGTATTTAGAATTCTTAATCAATAGTTTTGCATCTGAAAATATATCAGTATGTTCAGTATATGTTCCCGGAACTTCTTCTGGAGTGCTTACACTATACATCCAGTTGTATATTTCTAACCAGTTTTTCATCTCTTCATCTACAAGAAATGAAACAGACATATTTTCATATGAGTATCTGCCAATAGGAGTTCTTAATGGTACACCAAATTGTGCCACTGGTACTTCTACTGGTGGGATAGTTAATGATGGTAGATTCACAGATTGACAAAAATAACTCATGACTGGAGTTCTTTCAATTACTAACTGAAAGAAATTGGTGGCAAGATAATTATTGTTTGGTATTAGCTCACTCATATTAGTATTTATAAAAAAACAACGAGGGTCCGAAGACCCTCGCTGCTTATTTTGATTATAACTAACCAGAAGCTATTACGAGCT